ACTTCATTTGTGCGCCGTGAGGTAGACAAAGAGCGCAAGACCGAGAGCCATGACAATAACCCCGAGAAACATCCATGCTCCCAAAATCAGTTCAGCTTGGCGTTCCTCGGCTTCCTTCTGCGCAATAGCGGCCTGACGCACGGCCTCTTTATGCATTTCCGTCACTTCCTTCTGAATTGCAATCCACGCTTGTTGACCGTATGCCCCTACAAACAGGTTCTTGGTGTCCAACTGAAGCTGTTGCGCCTTGGCCCGCAAAGCGTACAGCTTGATTGCTTCAGCCTCGTATTCAGCTTGGCTTTGGAATAGCTTCTTTTTTCGCCCAGAGGTAAGTTGCGTGATCTGCGCAATTCTCGCAAACAAACTTCCCACGCGCTCCACCACGTCGATGGCTTCGTGGCCAGCGTCGGTCGCTGACTTGATTCCATTATAGAGGGCGGTTGCGCCAGCGAGGAGCGTAAAAGGATCCATTTTTACTCGTTTTTAGCTACGGTTATTGTAAATTCTCTTTCAATTGCCAGTCCTGGCCATAAATCACAACAAGGAACATTGCGCTCAATCAAAATTAATTTTGTTTGCTCCTTTTCTTGCGGTTGAGATTTTTCTTCAACAACATCAAGTTTATTAATTTCCATCGTTTTAAGTCCAAGTTACTGTAACAAGACCAGAAGTTCCTGCGGCACCATTATTTTGGCTGTTTGAACAAGGGGCAGATTTACTGCTGATTCCTCCCGTTCCCCCGCCACCGATGGTTACGGTTGCGGTTGCGCCAACAGTCAATCCAGTCGTGTATGTTGTCAGAGAGGATGATGCGCTCCCATTGCTGCCACTGGTGCAACTCCCAGGATTACACGCACCTGCCGCGCCTCCTGGGCCAGTGGTGGTTGTTGCGTTGATCCCGCCACCAACAACTTTGCTTAATGCGCCAACTCCACCAGACGCTCCTGGGCTACAACCTCCTCCTGGTTCACGAGCAGTCGAACCGCCTTGCCCACCTGTGCCGCTCGTCGCATCAATTGTCAGAGTGTTGTAAGTCGGAATGGTAAAAGTTCCATTCGCTGAGAAAGTTAAAGAGCCTCCAGTGCTTGTGCCAATGCTTTGTCTCAAAACAACAATGCTTTGCGTCCATTGTTGGTATTCATTTCCGTTGATCGTTGTGCTGAATGTGCCATCCGTCGTGACATAAGCCGCAAATGATTGAATGCGACCCGCAGATGTTGATTCAGAAACCGAAGTCATATTCGTTGCGCTGGCACTAACTGTGTTCGCAGGATTTGTTCTAAGAAATAATCCAACAATAACAATATCGCCAACTTTGCAATTTGCTATGTTATATGTGTATGGCCAAACTGCGCCAGCTTGCGCATTAGAATAAAAAATAGAAGGTTGTGCCGTTCCGCCGAGAATTCTGAATGTGTTAAAAGAACCTCCGCCAGCACTCGTGCTGAACGATACTGTTTTCGCAACAGGAGGCATGACATTTATCAACCCCATGCCAAGTGCTCTTCCTTCGCCGCTTGAATTATCAATTGTAACACTATTCAAATAACCAGCAGTCCCGCTGAAAAGAACGCCTCCTGTATTTGTTATGGTGTTGGAAGAAGTGGTCCCTGCCTGAGCAAAATAAGCAAAATTTTCTTGCCCGTCCCAAGTTGTACCAACAGTTGCAGCACTTGTTACGCCAATAAATTCATAAATGAATCGGCTGGTTCTTGTTCCAAACCCCCTCGCGGAAGCTGCAGCAAATGTTGCAATGGTTGGCATTAATTTCCCCTATCAACCAAAGCCGACAAGGCTTGCAAAAACACGGTATGAGGAGGCTCCTGTTCGAAAAACAGTAAACGTATATGCATTTTGCGAATTTGCAATTCCCGCAACTGGTGCTGTGCCGCCCTGCCAGTCCGTGGTCACACCAGTCGTTGTTCCATCAATTTGCACCTCTGTGCAATAATATGCTGTTGCTGTGCAATTGACAATGTAAACACAAGTTATCGTGTCGCCAACGTCGGGGATAATTTGAGATAATGGAACTAAAGTGCCATCCCCGCGAATGCTAATTGTAAAATTGCTTGTTGCTATTGTGGCGTTGTACCAAACGGTTTGGTCTAAAACGTCGTATTCAACAGCAGCAGCCGAGGCTGGAGAATTGTAAAGTCCTTTTTCAACAATGCTTCCAAGGGTCAAATCAGGAAATGCGGTCGCAGCAATTGTCAGACCGCCATTGTCTCCAATTTCAACCGGACCATAAAGCGTCGTTGGGCCAGTGACGGTGAGCGGACCGCTGATCGTATCGAGTTGAGTCAACACACCTATGTCTGCGTATTCTACTTTTGTGCCGTCGTAATAAATAACACTCTGTTTTTCATTATCAATAACAGCCCCTGTTCCTGCTGCGCCGGAGGCAGGGCGAACAGTGAGCGCGTAATAATAAGTTGCTGTTGGAGTTCCGACATAAGTCGATGTTTGCGTCGAAGTTATCGCCGTTCCACCGTAAGTCGTCGAAAGCTGAAACGTTGTTGCTGTGCGGTTCACAGCATAATATTCAACGTTTTCTTGGAACCCACCAGGAAGTTTTCCTGTCGTTGTGAGGATAACAACCGTGCCGTTCACTGGGGCAGTGGTTACTGTGAAATTTACAGCCCCAGATGCCGGAAGCGACGATATTACATTTGCGGTTCTTGCATCAGCGGTCGAAATATCATTGATTACAATCCACGACCCGCCCATCGTGCCTGAGCCAGTTATGTTCGCAGGAAGAGTGATCACTGGGCTCGAGGTCAACGTGCCTGTCGAGGTGACAACAAGCTGTTGCGCGGAATACCAATAAACGCTTGAAACTGCGGCAGTCGCGCTGTTTAAAGCAACCGTTGACCCAACACCAATGGAAATCGGGAAAGAAGATCCCGCAAGTTGGTCCAATTCATTGAAGTTCGCATTGAGCGGAACGTTCCAGTTCAGGTCGTTCAGAGCCGGAACCTGAATGTTTTTGTTTGCGGTGTATGAAATGGCCATGTTATTTATCCACCTTGTTGTCGAGCTTATCGAAAATCTTGTTCAACATGTTTTCAATGCGGTTCAAATGAACAGAAAGCTCGTCTTTCCGAACGTAGTTTGTTGGCATGTCCACCTTTATGTCATTGATCGTGGACGAGAGCTTTTGGATATCATTCACCAACTGACGGTAAAAATACCCAATCACTCCGAACACCACAATCGCGGCAAGGTTTGCGATGAACTGAAGATCAACGGTCATCACGCGCTCCAAGGATTTGGCAGAGTAACGGGGTGATAGAACCGATAAGCCAACGTCTGCTCGGCGGCGTTCTGGCGTTCCTGAACGCCCTCTGGCCCAAGGACGCTCTTCACCCACCCGACCACCTGTTCTTCCGTGAGATCAGCGTAGGGAGTGTATGGAGCATCTGGGTCGAGTTTTAGGTTGGTCATTCCCGCAACCGCCGCCGAGTATGTCCCGTCAGTCGCCTCGCATGAATAATTGACCTTCACCACAACGTCCGTCTGACCCTCGGCTTGAGGGTAGGACTCCATTGAGTTGATCGTCCAGATGTATGAGATTGTCATGATTTTCCCAATCAGTATTCAATGATAATTGCACCGTTTTGACCTGCCCCACCTGCACGAGCAGTTGCCGTTGAACCCGCCGTAGAACCAGAACCGCCACCGCCGAATCCTGTCGCCGAATTTCCCGCAGAACCTGTTGCGCCAGCAAATGGCATTCTTCCGCCGTTGCCCCAACCTAAACCTGTTCCGCCGCCAGAATTGTCAAGGTAAGTCACACCAGCAACCGCAGTTGTTGTTCCGGCGTTTCCTCCATTTTGGCCTGAGAGAGAAAAAGTTGCAGCCCCAGTTCCGGTTGTTCCTGTTCCTCCTGCACCGCCAGCAGCAGTCGCTCCAATCGCTCCGCCGCTTCCGCCTGTTCCAATATATGTAAGTGAGTTATAAGTCGCAGTTGTTGCACCACCCGCCGTGCCTGCAGTGTTTGATGCTCCGGCCCCTGCTGCACCAAAGGAAGTCGTGACTGAATTTTGCCCTGAAACATAAGTTAAATAAGCAACAGCAAGCCCACCGCCGCCACCCCCCGCACCTGAAGTTGCGGCAGTCGCCGCATTGCCGCCGCCTCCGCCTCCGCCCCCAATAACAGTAATTTTAAATTTTGCGCCCGTTACCTGAAGTGCCGCAGGTAATGACCAAGAGGCTCCAGATGTCAAAACTTCCATATTTTGGAACCCAGCACCCGCAGTTGCTGTAAGGGTTGTCGCGCTCAATGTTGTTGCAGTTGTTGTCCCCGTCAACGTCGGGCTTGCGGAAAGGACAACCGATCCTGTGCCTGTCGCGGTGGTGAAGTCAGTATAACCCGCTTCCCAATCTGCGGCGGTTGTTAATGCGGTTCCTATGCACGTAACCATTACGGTCAACCCAGGGAGAACCGTAATAACAAGGTTCGCGCCGGATGAATTGACTGTCAGATTGCCAGTGCTGTTGTTGACGATGTGGAAAGACCAACCAGTTCCCAAAGTGCTTGTCACAGGCAACGTGATCGTCTGCGTGAGCGTTCCCGTGAAGAACTGGAAGTATGTGCTTGTGTTGGTCAAGACGGTCGTGCCAGCCGCAGTTGCGGTGCTTGTGAACGTCGTCAGGTTTGTCAAAGCGGCATTGGAGGTTGTTGCGCCTGTGCCGCCGTTGGCAACTGGAAGAGTACCACTAATTGCTGTTGCGAGATCAATTTTACCCCATGAAGGAGCAGTGTTTACGCCACCGGATATCAATGCATTGCCAGTTGCTACGTCTGCTAATCTGGAAAGAGCCGTTGTTGTGGATGCATAAAGCAAGTCACCAACAGCATAAGATGACTGACCTGTGCCGCCGTTTACCGCGACTAATGTGCCATCAACCGTCACAGCACCAGTTGTTGCTGTGTTAGGCGTAAGACCTGTTGTGCCAAATGTAATAGAAGTTACAGCGGCAGTAGAAGGAATTGCACCCCAAGATGGTGCGCCGCTTGTTGTTGCTACAAGAACTTGGCCTGTTGTACCAGCCGCAGTTACGCCCAATGCGCTTGTTGTATTACCATAAATAACGCCGTTGGCTGTAAATGTTGCCGCATCCGTCCCACCATTTGCAACAGGAAGAATTCCAGAAACATGAGTTGTTAAACCAATTTTACCCCACAATGGAGCGGTGCTTACGCCACCAGATATGAGCGCGTTGCCAGTTGCCACGTCCGCGAGTTTTGACAAGGCTGTTGAGCTAGAAGCATAAAGCAAATCGCCGATCGTGTAGCTCGATTGACCCGTGCCTCCATTGGCCGCCACAAGCGTTCCCGCAACCGTGACGATGCCTTCCGTTGCCGTGTTTGGCGTCAGGCCAGTCGAACCAAAACTGATGCTATTCACGCCAGCGGTGACGGGAATGTTTTCTTGCCATGCCGGAACTGTCCCAGGACTTGCGACAAGGACGTAATTTGAGCCAGTCGGAGGGGTGATCGACTCAATAGGGTTCGTCCCGTCGCCGTACAAAACGCCGTAATTGTCAAACGTGGTGTTGCCAGTGCCACCAATAGAAACCGGAAATGGCAAATTTCCGCCCTGTCCGTTTGCAAGGCTGACGATCTGGCCAGTCGTGATTGACTTTGAGGTGCCGGACTGAACCCCAAGAAGCTGCTCGGCTCCGTCGATCGAGACCGCTTGCGGGAGATTTGGGATGGTAATATTGGCCATGATTAAATCCCCGTCTGAGGTATTTGAGCGTAATTGTATGGGAGGCCAACGAGCGCAGTTTTCACGAGCGTTGTTGACTGAAGCAAGCTGTCCGCCGCGATGTCAACGTTTGCCTGATAGGAGAACTGCGTTGCCGAGCCCACCGTGACGCTGTAAAAACCATCTGCGTTGTTGTTGGATAGCCCATTGACAGCGACCTGATTGTTCGTAATCAAACCGTGAGCTGAAGAAAAAGTCATGGTCACGGTGCGCGTCCCTGTCGATATAACGGACAACGGAGACAAAATCACTCCGTACTCAACGGTTCCATTTAACGGCATAATTGCGTTTTGATCAAGCCCTATTGGTGGGCCGAGCACTTGAGTGTTCGGAAAAGTTCCGTCCTCGTTGACGATTTTCGTGGTCGTCGGGATCGGAATGCCCGTGAATGGGTCGTAAACCGTTGCCTCCGAGATCGCAATGAAGTCGGTTTCCGCCGTGGCGTAATCTTGCGTACGAGGGTTCTGGATTGGAACCGGATCCGCAGGAACAATGATCGCACGGAGTTGGTTCTGCGGAGTGTCATTGCAAGAGTTGCAAACAAGGATCCGTTTGTTGATCAGGCTCGCGCCAGCGAAGTCAAACTGCCATTGAAGCCGCGAATGATTGTACAAAAAACCGCAACGATCGCAAATTGCGAACGCTTGAGGGCTTCTCGACGATACTGCTGCGCGGCCATGAGGTCTCACCTAAAGTACCCTGCAATCATTGGAGAGATATACTGCTGTGCTTGTTCAACGTTTTGCTCTGCCGCAACCGCATATGCCTCGTCCGCCAATGGCTTCAGCAACATTGCCTTCTGCGGGTTCCAAATGATGGCGAGCCGTTGCGCGAGCGCGTAGGCATATGCCTCCATCCACAAATAGGGGATCTCGACCGTTTGACCGTCTGTCAACGCGCTGTCCTGAATTTGACGGACGCAATAATATTTCAGGTTTTGTGCGCTCGTGCCGTCCGGAACAGGCCAAATGGTAACCGAAGGGCCAGCCGATCCGGTTGAACGGTTTGCCGAGATCAACCGATCGAACCAATAAGTCGTCGGGAAACCTTGCTGTTCTTTGTTCGGGTAGGACGCATATTCACTGCGGCTGATAGGGAGGATGATGCGGTCGATCGGGTTGCCGTCACCGTTGTCGATCTGGACATAAGCATCCAAAACCATGACGGTGTTTTGATCAACAGCATAAACCGACTGTCCCTCGACCAACGGCTCCGTGATAAGATCAACGCACCAAAGGTTCACGCCACGGTTCGACCAGTTGCTCAGAACCATGTTGGAGGCCATACGGGCCGATTCCATGTGCTCTTGAACAATTGCCGTGTTCCGCACCTCGCAGAGGTTGAACGCATAAAGCGTCAACTCACCGAGCGACGGATTAAATGCGTATGTGCCGCTCGTTGCCATCAGAGTGCCCCATCGTTTTTAACAAGAACAATGTTGAAGTACGACGACATCCTATTGTTTGTGCCACCACCCTGACCAACGGCTTCTATGTCGGTTTTTTCCGGAATCTGAAGCGGGAAAAGAAATGGATAAGGAACACTTCCCGTGTTCAATGTAACAATGGCTTTATTGATACGAATATTGTTTGTCCCAGTTACCACCAATCTGCCAGACACGGGGTTAGATGTTCCCGTCTGCCCGACCGTAATAGATCCGGCATCCATGTACGCCGTGTAGCCAGCAGGGACTGTGTAATGACCCGTAACACGGGTGTTG